TGAGCTGAGTCAACTCTCATTCCATTAATATATGCTGAATCTATAGTAAGACTATTTGTTGGTGAACCAAAATCAGATTCAAATTCATCCACTGGCAATACATCTAAAAATACTTGTGCAGGATTACCATTTGCATATATCGTAAATATAATATCGGCGGTTGTGCTTTCTATCCACTCGCCATTTTTCAAAGCGGTTTCAGAATGAGCAACTGCAGTACTTAATCTAAAATCTAATACTCTATTCCCTTGAGGATCAATTATTGTATCTTCATCAAGATATAATCTAACTAGAATATTAGATGTATATAACTTTTTATCTGGAGGATTATCTCCAGTTTCTATAGCTGATGAATTTGGAAAAAAACTATAACCAGGTAATGTTTCATCGGTAAAAAACCAACCACGAATATAATCTGGATTAGGTGGAGTTTCTAGGTCGACCGAGTACTCAATCCAAACGGTATCATAATCAATTGTTCTAGCAATTACGCCGGGGGAACTAGAGGGATCTATTGTCCCGCTTTGCCCTTTGTTCGTGATATAGGAAACTAAATCATACATTATTCAAACTTTGAGCTATTCGTTATCAGATTCAATATTATCTATCTCATCCGCTTTTTCTTTATTTTCATCTTCTACGTCTTGTTCCATATTTTTCATATCTTCTTCAGAAAACTTAAGAACATTTCTCATAACCCAATCTTTAGTATAATAATCTCCAACATACTGTTGCATCATATCAAGAGTTTGGATACGCTCTTTTAATATTTCACTTTCTTTAGATTCTGCAAAATAATTATCTCTAGCATAATCAATTTTAAAGTGCATTTTATGATTATCCCAATCAGCATCGGTAATAATCTTTTTTAAGATAAGCTGTTTCTTTAAAATATTTAAGAATAGATGACTAAACTTTTTGCGTAGTCTATCAATAAATTTTTGAAATTTAACTTCATCTCTTGATATTTCATTTGATCGACCGAGAGAAAATTGTGCTTCTTGTTCTAATCTACTAATAGGAACATTGAGTGATCTATATACACGTTTTTGAAAATAAACAATATCATCTATCTGACCAAGATTTTCACCTCCTGGTAGAGTAGAGATTTCAGTACCTCTACCGCCCTCTCTACGAGGTAACCAAAAATCTTCCAACATAGACATATGTTTGCGATCATCTCTTAACTCTCCGTTCTGAGCGTCATATACTAATTTATTACGATACTTTGTCATAATATTTTTCATATATTCTTCTGCTTTACCCTTCGGAAGATTACCTACATCAATATAAAAAATTCTTCTTTCTGGTGCTCTAGCAAGTCTATAGATAACAAGCGAGTCTTCCATCATTCTTAACTGGTTAATTGGTTTAATTGATTTGTGTAGATGAGATACTACTTTTTTTCGAGTCTCATCAAGTAAACCAGATGTAACATAACTAATCGAATCAAGAGTAAACTTAACCGCATCTTTCTGCTGTCCTGGTTTTTCTTGATAAACATAATATTCGTTTACACTATCTATAATGTCGGCATTAGTAAGAGGATCTTTTTTCTTCTTTACCTCCTTCATTTTACGAATCTTCATAGCATCAATAAAACGAATATCTTGAATGCCAGCTTTTTCATTCTTTTCGTCAACTACTAAATGGTGATATATTCTACCATCAACATACCATCTTCTAAATATATCGTGGCCATTTTCTTCAAAGTTTAACATACCCAAAATATTAGTAAATTCTTCTTGTACTTGCTTTTTAATGTTTTCTGGAAAATCAACATCCTCAAGCGTAAGGCTAATAGGATCAGTATCGTCGCTTCCTACTATTGATTCATTAACAATGTCTTCAATAGCATTGTCAACTTCGGGATGTACTGCTACACCACGATACTTTCTTATCATCTGATAGTTATCTTTTGCAGCACTTCCATCAATATCTAAGTATTGACCAAAGTGACTACCAGATGCAGTAATGTAACCAGCACCGTCATCATCAGCTTTTGGTACAACTGATTTAATCTTTTGCTGGGCTTTTTCAGATGAATTGGCTCTTTTGATTTCAAATCCAAAGAGTTTAAGTGAATTATCTGCCATAACTATCCTTTAACTATATAAAGGTTAGGGGAATAACTCCCCTAACCAAATTATATTTATTCAACTTTTAAGAAGTTACAAATCCATCAGGAGCGATTGACTCCCAATACTGAATCTGAAATTCTACGCCGAACTCTTCAATTGTATCCACATTTTCATATGATACATCAATTGCACTAATAGCAGTTGGAAAGATACCTCTAAATCTATATTCATAGAGAACAGAACCATCTTTATCTAACTGTTGTACAGCTGCATCAACTTGGTAATCATCTGGATTAGTGATACCAGTATTTGCTTGGTGTTGGTTAATACCATTCATCCACTGTTCCATTGATTTTCTGATATTAAAATCAGTATCATTGATAACAGTAACTGCCCAAGGTTCGAAAGTTCTATCCCCAGCCATTTGCAACTGACGCCCTCTATATGCCACAGGAATAGTTCCCATAACAGAAGCCGGCATTTGAGCTGCTTTAATCATGAATGATGCAAGTTCAACATCCCCAGCTACATAAGCAGGGAAACTAAGTATTACTTGGAAGAGGTTAGGACGCGCCCCGCCACCTCTAAGTTTTGATTTAAAATCATTTACGCCTAAAATTGCCATTTTTTTATACCCCTATTATACTGCGCCGACGACTTCTTCAAAAGAAACGCCAGATCGTACAGCTACAAAATTAAGAGTAATGAAGTTGATTGATCTTGCGGGCTTAATGAAGATATTTGCTATAAATTGATTAGTATCAATTATTTCTGCGGTGTTATTAGTTTCATCGCATACTAATTTAAAGTCAGTGATACCTCTTCTGCCCTGAACATTTCTAAGGACTGGTTCTACAATATTTACGAACTCGGCTCTAGTAAATTCATCATTGAATTCAAAGAGAATATTTTGAGCAGCTGAAGATATTGCTTTTTCAAGAGTAAGAAACAATCTACGAACATTAATTCTATCGAATGCTGAAGGTCTTGACAAGTGAGTTTTATCACCAAATAGTGTAATACCCTGACCTGGTAGATTAGCAATCGGATTGTATCCAGCTTTATAAAGCTCATCTCTATCTGATTTATCTGGATTAAATGATAGAGATGTTACACCAAAGTAACGGCCTCTTCTTGTACCAGCTGGTGAAAACCAAGGTGCTTGATTATTATCTGAAGCTGCCATAATACCGGCTGTAGATGCCGCAGCTGGGATAAACACATAGTTATCATTAAATTTATCATATACTTTAAGATAGTTAGCGTCTGCAAATAGATATGAACTACGTGTAAATGTATTACTTGTTTGAGATGCAATAATAGATGCCCGTGGTGTAGCATTGCCAACCACTGCTGCTCTATTTGGAGAAGTAACAACAACACAGTCTTTTCTAGTATTTTCAGCAATATTTACCATATTATTAACTACTGTTTGTTGATCACTAGCAGATCCCATACCTGGAGCAATTAAGAAATCAACTGCAGTTCCGTTTGGATCGTTTACTGTAGCAAAACCTGTTGCATATTCTGCAGATGTAAGACTACCAGAATTTGAACCATTTACAAGACTTACTGAATGTGTTAATACACCAGATCCGGCATAGTTTTTACCATTTGCTGCTGTAGTTCCTGCATTAGACCCAAGTGCTGCTGGCATTGCTGCAATCCAAATGTAATTTGAACTTCTGGCAATTACATCAGGAGCATAGTTTCCCGTACCTTGTGTTGTTTTTGCATTAGAAGCAAGTGACAAATATGAGAAAGTTTCAAGAACTCTGTTAGGAACCCCACTAAACTCTCCGTCTTCATCAATAACAACCACGTGAACTTCATCATTAGAAGCGCCTCGCTCTTGCGCAAAGTTTGATGTACCAGGAGCGCCGTCAAAATATGAATTTAATTTAACTTCTGTGCCACTAGTTGTTGTATATTTCCAGTTAGTAAAGTCTGAATCATTAGCGCCGCAATAGCAAACTTTCAAAGAGTTTCCTAGTTCACCTGGCCATTTAGCAATAGTAATATGATTATTAGCTGCATGACCTGCTTTATCTGCATCCCATCCATCAGCATTTTGTACTACTGGTAAAGTTTCTGGTGTATTTGTGGCATCATATGCGTTAACAGCAATAGTTTCTCTTCCACCACCAGTAATAGTAAATACTGGATCTGTGTCATATCTATACCCTGAACCTGATACAGTGATTGCATCAATTTCATCATTTGCGGCATCATATGTAACGGTCAATGTTGGTGCCGCACCTGAATCCGGTGTTGAAATTGTAACTGTTGGTTCTGAAATGTAACCACCATTTGGTGCTACTGCAACCGAAGTGATAATACCCGAACCATTTTTGGTTGCGGTAAGTACTGCTGGAATCTGTGCGCCACCGGTAGCTGTTGAAGTTGTAATTGCTCTAACGATATAAAGATCGTCTGAATATTGTAAGTAACTTGAAGCACTAAGGAAATCTATTGCTCTATCGGCATCAGGATTTCCAAATTTGTTTGCAAGAGTTGCTTCGTTGTTGACGAGTACCGGCTCATTTACAGGACCCCAGCGAAAGTCGCCTACAAATGCACCTGTCGATGTTGGTACATTTGGGACTCCGTTAGTAAGGTCTACTTCACGAGTAATAATTGCCGGAGACTCTGATGCTGTATATAAAGCCATGTCTCTTTCCTTTTTCCATTTTGGTAAATTATAAGCTATTTCATAATACGGTTATATTCAATTAATAGTATTTATATAAAAAAGAGTTTAGAAGTTTTCGTGACTATATTCTACAGCCCATCCATCACGATCTGGATCATATTGCGGTTGTTGATCTAATCCATCATCTATAAACCCAAATGGAAGTACATCATTTTCAATCTCTTGCATTCTTTCTTCAAACATCATTTGTTTAATATTAATGTCTGTTATTTCATTAAAGAATATTGTTCCACTAAAATAACTAAACATAATAAAGTTCATAACTAGGTCATCGTGATTACCTTGAGATGCTTCATATGATTGACCCTTTGCAACAAAAGTGGATATCTCAAGTATAGTATCTTCATCTACTATTTCTATTTTTTGGTTTTCTAATAAATCTTTAAAAGAAGAACAACCGATACGTTTAACTTTTCTAGTCATAAGTAGACCAAGAGAATTTGCTTTCACGGTTGATTCAACAAACATGTTTTCATATTCTAATTCATGATATAATCCATTACAAACAACTTGACCAGAATCATTTGATTCAATTACTACCATTGCTTGATTGTAGCTTTCTGCAAATTTATAAATAATATTTGGGTAGAGTAATGGAGAGATAGTATTGTTGCGATAGACAGCAACCTGTTTAAACGGATTAGCAGTCACATCGAGTAAATTAAAAGTCGAATAATCTTGACCTCTACCCTTCGCAACATCTACAGTCATAATATACTGATGCCCCTTTATGGGCTTTTCATATATTTTAACACCTTCTTTAGTAGTCTGAATAGGATCTCTACGCCTTAGAGATAATAAAGTTTCTGCGCCAATGAGAGTATCCCCGGTTCCAAAGAATGTATTACCAAATTCTTGGTCAAACTGCAATTGAGATGTATTAGCAATAGTTTGCTTTGCCCATTCCTTATCTCTTCCTGGAACATCCCACCAATCTACTCTAAATGACTTATACTCATTAACACCCTGCGTAGCACCTTCCCATATCTTATGAAATACATTACCGATACCATTTGCTGTAGAGGTAATAATAACCTTGGTATCTTTACCAGAAGATACAACCGGATATGTAGATGTATAAAATTCATTTGCTCTTTCTACAAAAGCAAACTCGTCAAGATATAGTAAGTTAACAGACATACCACGAATAGAAGAACCAGATGTGGCAGCTGCAACTATTCTTGAATTATTGCTAAATTCTATAGAACCTTTATTAAGTGCTTTACATCCTGGCTGTAAAAAGAATGGTAAGTTTTCAAGCATAAGAGTAATTCTACCCAGCATTTCTCTGGCAGTAGCACCTTTATTTGCCATCACGGCAATAGTTTTTTCTGGATGAAATAGAGCAAACCAAAGTAAATAGGCAACAGATGAGATAGATTTACCAGATTGTCGACAAGCTAAAACAATAGAAAATCTATGATCATTAAAATGCTTAAACATTTTTTCTTGATATGGATATAATGTAAAAGGCACTAAACCTTTATCAAGAGATATAATTTTACAATATCTTTTTGCAAAATACCCAGCATCTTGAGAACATTTCATATACTCAGCTATTTCTTGCTGTGTCCATTGTTGCACAACACCATCACGTTTTACGTTTGGGTTACCTAAGTACGATTCATTTTGGTTCGTCATTTAATCTATCAGTAATATCAATTACGTTATCTTGTTCTTTATTCATATCTTGAAGCATACGTTGTAGTTCTACTGTAGAACCAACAAAAAGATTATTATTAGTTGTACCGTCAACTGGTTTAGTTATATCTTTTTTATTATAATCTTTTTTCTTTTTATGAAGATCCATAAGACGATCATTCACATCTGATATATTTTTTATCATACCAGAAACCACCTCAAACGCTCTTGGGTGCTCAAGCTGCTTTGCAACCTCCATCATCTCCTCGAGAGCGCCTTGACCTTTCTCAATTAAATCGTAGTATGTTCTTCTTGAATATTCAAAATCATCATCTACATTTTCGTGTTTTTCATCACTCATAAATTTACTCCGATTTAACCTGAATCAAAATCTTCTAATATTGTTGTGGTAAAACCATAATCGTTATCTGGATTGATAGATAGTGGATTAGGTGTTGTAGTAATTCTTTGCAGTTTTGGATCTGTTGTGATGCTAAAATCAATAGCATCATGAATAGTAGTATCTGTCTGACGAATAATGCTCTTAGCATCTATTGGCCCATAGAAGTTAACAGACATACCAAAATCTAATGTGTAAATAATAGTTCTTCTATTCTCAAGTGCACCCTCAAAATCATCACTAAAGTTTACACCTTGAATTGTAATAGGAACATCTTCCACAATATCTGAATGTGTATCAGTAAATGGCTTAATACTAATAGTATATTGTGGATTAAAATATGGAAGTATCTGCTCTACTACTTGTAAAGCATCATCTTGATTCTTTGCAAATATATTTAACTGAAACGTAATTTGATACGGGCTTGGAGAAAAGAATTTATCACGAGTTGTATTAGTAACACCTTTATGATAATTATTTAATTTCGGAAGTTTTCTTTCAGGGTCATATCCTATACTTGTAATTTCAAAAGACATCCTAGGAAGCTTTAAAGCAATCTGTGAATTATTTCTTAAATCTGGATTTGTTCTAATTCTTTCAAGATATTTTTCTCTTGGTGCATACGCTAAAGGTACTTTAATTTGACTAATAGATTTACCAGTCTTATCTTTACGAATAACATAGATGTCATTAAAAAGAGTGCCAAATAAAGCAACCGATTTTCTAATTCTTTGATGATAAAAATATGTAAACATTATAAATCCTCTGGATCGCCGAATGGATTGTTCTCAGAGAAATCTAAGAAATCTAAATCAAAAGTATTTTCTGATGTATCAAATACATCATTTTGAGCAAAGCTGCTATCTCCGTATACATTCTCGTCTATTGTTGTAAGTGTTCTATATACTGTAGTTGCTGAATCTCCAATATATGCAAGTGCACCAGAAATATTACGAAGTCTGGTATTCTGTACAACTCCGGGTACAAACATTCCGTATGTACCATCACTTGTACTTATATGAGATACAACTATATAATTCTGAGACTGATTATATTCAAGAACTTCAGCAGTAATTACCTTTCCTCCTGCCAAGGTCTGCTGTACAAA